AAATTCAGATAAAAAAGATGGATCGCGGAAGAAGAGACAAGAATTATCATTGTCCGCGACACGAGGATTAAAGGTGAATTGTTTAGCGATTGAGATTACATTTGATTAATATACTCTTTTTAATGAAGCGATTATGCCATTAAATTGGTCAGGTACCCCATCGATCCGCCCTCTACGAATCTTTAAGATTATGTATACTTTTCCCGTCCCCTCAAAGTTTCGGTGCTTCAGATGGTAAGTTTCCAACTGGTAAGTTTCCAATCTTGTACCGGTCCTCATTTGATTACGACGATCATCATACCCGTGTTGCCATGAACTGAATGACCATTCTGTTTTTTCTCCTACTGATATATCATTTATACCATATAGACTACGCTTTTTGTTGTAATCATTTATCTCGTTCAAATAATTTTTACCGGTTTTATCGCTTAAATAAATTCTATCGGAATATCTCTCCGGCCCGCGTAGCCGCATCATTCAATTTGTTTAGTTTTATAACTTAAATTCGAGCGATATCAAATTTATGGAATATTTCCATCAATGATATCATTTAAAAATATCATAATTAGTCATTATTATAAATAATGATTCAGATGAATGTAAAAACTTCTAATAACAATATTGTTATTCTGAATGGTAATCGCGATTCATTCCGTTGTAGGCAGAGGAACAAAGATAGGCAGAGGAACAAAGATAGGCAGAGGAACAAAGATAAAAAGGATAAAAAGGATACATTTCGTTTTATAAGTTACAAAATGATGTTAAAAGAGAGAAATAAATTAAATAGTCCTGTTCACGGACCCTATCCATTTTATAGTATTTCAAAATTATAAATCATTTAAAATTAATTTTATTTATACTCATTATAATAAGATGCAGATTTTCGTAAAAACTTTAACCGGTAAAACCATTACCTTAGAAGTTGAGGGATCAGATTCAATTGAGAATATTAAGTCAAAAATCCAGGACAAGGAAGGTATTCCTCCGGACCAGCAACGCCTGATTTTCGCTGGGAAACAATTAGAGGATGGTAGAACTCTAACCGATTATAATATTCAGAAGGAATCTACTCTTCATCTTGTGTTACGTTTAAGATAAAAAAACGTAAATGATAAAAAAGTTAATTCCTCTTCCTTGTATTTCTCTTTCTTGTCTTTCGACGTCTATTGGTCTTTCGACGTCTATTGGTCTTTCGACGTCTATTGGTCTTTCGACGTCTATTAATATTTAATGAACCCCCCCCCTGATTAAGATTCTTGAGCGCCGCAATAAACCTATCTTTCATCGATGCATGATGCTGTATAAATGTATTTGATGGACCTTCTTGACTGCGCAACAAAAGGCGCGAAGACGCCACGTTGACAACAGCAGGATCGTGACCTTGAAATGTAAAATCTGCCCACATATGTAAAACATATGCCTGTTCAAACGGTGAACGATCACTAACTTTTTGATTACTCAAAGGCGGCACCGGGGGCGCGAAAGGTTGGTTCGCCGCCGGGTCTCGGCTTAACCACACTACAAAATTATTAATATATTCTTCTACAACTGGATCTACGAATGTCGGGGGCTCGCACACTTCACCAGGGACCGTCTGCGCCGGATTTGTAACTCCGTCCTTTGATTTACACCACCCTCCTTCGCAAATGGGGTAATCGTCAGGGCAAGAAATAGTAGGCATTTTATAATACTACATATAAAAATTATACCTTAAATACATAAACCCTGTAAATAAGCATCAACCAAATCATCTTATTCTGATTCATTAATCATATATTTACAATATTCACTGCCTAACTTAGTTTCCTTGTATCTGTCTTGTATATCATATGGACCAGGTCCATCGTGCGCTTTGAGTTTATTACGGGTATTTATCATTTCAATACTATTTATATTTGATAGTGGAGAACAAACCAAGAATAATTAATTCTATTTATTTAAAGTCTTTTTCGGAATAACATATATAAATGAAGATATTATCATTTGATGTTGGTAGAACTCTAACCGATTATAATATTCAGAAGGAATCTACTCTTCATCTTGTGTTACGTTTAAGATAAAAAAACGTAAATGATAAAAAAGTTAATTAATTTTTTTTAAAAAGTTAAATATTGATAAATTTAATGATTGATTGATTTAATGATTGATACATGATTGATTGATACACGCTTATCCTATGCTTCTTCCTCCTCGTCACCACTCTCTACAAAGCTTGCCTGGGAGATGCGCTCGGCATCCTTCTCATCTTCCTCATCATCGTCAAAGGCATATCCATCTGAAAAACTCTTAACGACGTTAACCTTCAGCTGCTGTGCCGACCACGTGCAACCAAACTTACCCGGAGAGTGCCAGATGAAGTCACACTTGAATAGTCCCTTGATAGTAGAATTCTTCTTTAGGACGTTTTCAATGGCCATGTGATTGTCACCATCTACATCATTGAAATTGATTTCGCGACGGTTTTCGTCAAAGCACTTACAGATAATCTTGTCATCCTTCTTCTTTACCTTGAAAGCGAACGCTGGGGGATAGCGACCACTAGGTTCACCCGATTCAGGATCAATATGTACCTTCACACAGCTGGTATACATACTGTCAATTACTTCATCAGACATATTCTTCTTCTTGAACCATTCTTGAGAATTCTCCTTTCCGAGTTTCTTAAGGTGATCATCAAATAGACTCATCTTTTCATAAAATTCCTTACACCGTTCGTTATTCATGTTAAGTGAAGTCTTGACGCTATACTTTGCCGTTGGGCCATCTTCATACACCTGAGCGTCAAATGTCATGGGCATTTCTGGAGACTGGATGATGAGTGGACCACCGTTATATTCCAGAAAGAAGATCTTGGCACCAGATGCCATAACCTTTGCCGTTGTGAATTTGACCTTGGAAGGATCAAAATCCTTCGCTTGGAGGACCGCGGGTCCATCTGAAGACTTATTGGAAACGGATGTCATGTTTTGTTGTTTGTTGTTTGTTGTTAAAACGGTGACTGTTACTGTTTTTAGTTCTTTTTTTGCTGTTTTGTTTTGTTTAATTTATTCTTATTTGATTGCTTTGTTTGTTTAACTGCTTAGATTACAATATTACTACAAATCAAATTTTTAAGTGTTTTTGAGGATTTATGAACAATAAATTCATTCATATTTAAAAAAATTTCAATATGAATATTAATAATGAGTAACCTTTGTAAATTTATCGATTCCGAAAAGAATTGTAGTCATAAATGTAAATATGATAATTACTGTTACAAGCATCGCGGAGAATTCTTAATTGTAAACGATAAAATATGTAGGAGTAGATTTACAGGATTAAGTAAAGATTATCTTAAAAAAGATTTATTAAATTATCGTAAAGATGAAATGAGAATAAAATCATCTGTCATAGATAAACAAAAACTATTTGATGAAGTCATGAAACATATTTATGCTATTAACCGATATTATGAAATAAACGACGATAAAAGAATTATATTAATTCAGTCATTTGTAAGAGGTAAATACGAACGTAAAAAAATTTCAGAATCCAAATGTAATAATAGCGAGGATTTTTATACATATGACGAATTAAAAGATATTCCTAAAAAGTATTTTTATAGTTATTTAGATAGTAAAAAATTTAGGTGGGGATTTGATATAAGATCATTTGATAAATTATTAACTATGAATTACCCGAATCCATATACAACCGAACCTATCCCCCATGATATTATCACGGATGTAAGAAACAAAATAATTTTATTAAAGAGTGAACAGGGATATGAAGATATTTCAGAAACAATTGTTAGAGAGAGAAAAGATGCTATTAAACAAAAAATTGTTGATTTATTTTCATGTATAGAACAATCGGGGTATACTTGTCAGATAGAATGGTTCTCAAGTTTAAGTCTTCGTAGATTAAAAGAATTATATAAGCAACTAGAAGATGTATGGAATTATCGCAGTCAATTGAGTAACCAAATGAAACGTAATATTTGTCCTCCGAACGCTGATATATTTAGGACACCCATGATTGAAGTCATGAACTATTCATCAAAAGAAGACTTACAAGAATTAATATTACACGAAGCCATGAAATTTACAAATGCAGTTTCAGATTCAGATAGGAAGTTGGGATTTATGTATTTTTTAATCGCTTTCGGAATGGTTTCTGAACAGTGCTATTTAGCACACATAGATTGGCTATCTTTTATGATGGGATAATTGGTAGCCAACGGTCAAATGCGGCGATAGGATTAAAATCACTTAAAAGATTACCCTGTTAATAAACTATACTAATAAGCGCGGTTGATTGATAATAAAAAAATATAAATACAGAATATAAATAAAAATGCCCCCTACTAAGAACGCCAAGAAATCTGCTCCGAAGAACAAGAAAGTTTCCAAGTCTGTCCCGAAGACCGACCCGAAGACCGACCCGAAGACCGACCCGAAGACCGACCCGATCGTAGAATCTACACCGATCGCACCGGTCGTAGAATCTGTTCCTGCCACTGCCGTCACTGGATCGGCCACTGAGACTATCAGTCCAGTTTCCACTGAAGCACCAGTTGTCAACGATACACCCTTCCTTGGAGAGTTCTCTGCTATTGTAACTGAACTTGACAATGCACTAACTACAATCCGCAATCTCAAGATTCATGTTCAGAAACTCGAGAAGCAGGTTCACAAAGATACTAAGGCGCTTAATAAGCGCGCGAATGGTAAGCGGGCACGCAAGCCCCGCGATCCCAACGCCCCGAAGAGTGGTTTCGCGAAGGACGGACCTGTCTCAGATGAGATGCGTAAATTCCTCGGTATGAAGAAAGATGACCTTATCTCTAGGACAGATGTGACCAAGCGTATTCACGAATACTGCAAGGCCAAGGATCTACAGAACCCGGCTGATAAGCGCCAGATCAAACCGGATGCTTCTCTGAGGAAGCTTCTCCGGATGAACAAGGATGACGACCTTACCTTCTTCAACCTTCAGAAGTACATGAAGGTTCACTTCCCGAACAAGGAAGGTGTTTACCCGACTGCTTAGATTAGATTTCATTAGATTCCCTTAAATTCCCTTAAATTCCATTAGATCCCATTAGATTAAATATTATAACTTATTCATAACTCTTTATTAAACCTCTAACTCTGTAACACTCATTCTCAAAGTATTATAATATTTATCATTCACACTAACTTTTCTTTTATCCAGTATATTTAATTCATATAAATATTCTAAACATTTTTGATGATCTCTTACATAGGGATTAATTTGACAATTCATTAAAAAGTCGTCTAAGTTGGAAAAGATTTCACCGCATACTAAAAAATATGCAGTTGTATTTGTTTCACTATCTATATCTTTATCTCTTGATTTTTTAATGAATGCTTTTATTTTATTACCCTGATACAATGTAAATTCTTTCTCAACGCCTACTAAAGTACAGAAATGTTGAAATTTAGTTTGAGAGTTAGTCATTGATGCAACAAAAAAACAATTCATTAACTTGGCCCATATTTCGGTATAAGATTCATCAAGTAAGATATCTCTGGTTTCTAAGTTATATTTTTGACAGAGTCTCTCAGTAATCATTTCGTTATCACCAAGTTTAGAAAATCTTAAGCCATGAATTATTTCGTGGAATATTACCTTAATACATTCTTCTCTCCTAAAAATACATATTTCAGAATTATTATCCGAAAATAGATTTGATCCAGAATTTATATTTGATGGAGTTAATCTCTGCGAGTTTTTCCTGAATACTTTTTTATCAGGTAATAAACATAAATGAACATTTATACTTCTCGGTTTATCACTAAAACTCGTAATATATGAAATAGCCTCAACTAATAATTTTGTATTAGGAGTTTCTAAATTGTCTTTTAGATAAATATGTAATGTATTTTTTACTTTATAATTACCTTTTGTTTGCCATTTTAAAGTTAAAACATCGGTATGAGTTGCTATTTTATTTTTTAGACTATTCGTTATAAATTTTGATAAAGGGTATTCATTAAAACCTTGTTTGATCTCTACATTACTATTGACATAAGAATTAGTTAATGAATTGTATAATTTCTTAATATGCGACGATTTCAAATATTCATTGACGTCGGCTCTATGTAAAAAATGCTTGATTAAATCGTTTGACACTTCGGTTAACATTTTTTATATATATATATAAATATAATATGCCGGATTGGTCAACTAAATACAAAAAATCACGCGGACATGGAGAGATTCCACGTGGTGATAATATGAATAATAATGATGAGGGATACGCGATCGAAAGATGGGTGAGAGTAATGAAAGAAGAATTTGGTGAAAATTATTCTCATTTATTTGTTGAGTTAATTGGCAAGTTTCCTAATGTTCAGGTTCATGATATAGGTAAGGTGATGAATGGAGAGGGTTGTATTTTGTCAGACACCACCGCGAGAAATAGAGCGCTGTCTGATCCGGAGTGGAAAGCGTCGGTGACTCCCATAACTCGCAATAATATCGAAAAATATTTAAGTTTTTATGATAGCTGGGGTCAGGAAGGCGGGGCGAGGCGTAAATCCAGAAAATCTGGAGGTCGCTATAGAAGAATGAGGAGTAATGGAAATCGACGTTATAAAAGAACTAATAAAATAATTAAGAAAAGGAGAAAATCTAAAGATCGCTCCTTAAGAGGGGGGTCGTTGGGGTGCCTGAAGTGTATCAGCAAGCCGAGTCGGGGGGAGGGAGGTAAGAAGGAGAAGAAGAAGAAGAAGCAGAAGCAGCAGAAGCAGAAGCAGCAGAAGCAGAAGCAGCGTCTGGAATATCATGCCGCGGATGAAGGAGAGGCCACGGGGTGGGGGCCAGAGCCAGAGCCAGAGCCAGAACCAGAGCCAGAGCCAGAGCCAGAGCCAGAGCCAGAGCCTCTGACTCTGACCGAATTCTTAGACTGGCTACCACCACTGACTCCTGAAATCCCGGCTGAGGATCCTAACCCTTTCGCACCAGACAGGCGCGCTCGGCGAAATGCTGGACCCGGGCTACCGTTGGAGGTGACGACATTGGGTGCAAACCTGGAGCGACAGATATCGGTGGAGACACCACCGTCGTCACCTCCGGTCCGTACGGGCTCATCCTCGGACGATGATTGGGTCTACATGGGACCCTGAGTGAAATAATACGTTTAATTAAATATCTTTTTTTAAAACTCAATTTATAAAAAATGAAAGAATTGAAGGTTATTGCGGTTGATGATTTACATAATAGTATAAGGACGTTTATCGTAGAAAGTAGTAGTATCATTGGTGATTATGAAGACATGAAAACGGTTATTTTAAAGATGGTCAGAGCTGGTTACATGTTTAATATGGATCGCGATAGACTGAGAGATGCTATGGAGGATATCACGTTTATGTTATGCCCCGATGATGACGCGAATCGGGATAGGGTGGAGAGAGGATTGGAATATGATGATGATGATGATGAAGATGATGAAGAAATAGAAGATATCGGTGATACTTCACAATTAGATTAAAAATAATTTATTATTATTATTATAAAGATGACAAGGAAAAATAGGACCAACAAACGCGGGAAACGCGAGAAACATGAAAAACATGAAAAACATGAAAAACATGAAACCAATGTAGATAGTATGTGGTTTACAAGACCGTCGGTTAAAAAAACCAGGGAAAAAACCAGGAAAAAAACCAG